ACAGGATGCTGTTGCAATCTCCACACTTCCTGCACTTGAGCTGGTTTAACCGCCAGCTTTTACTATTTGAAAACGATTATCATTTTCATTATTCATACACTATTGAGAATGATTCTCATTTTCACAATAACTTCACAATAACTGGAAGTTCACAATAACGCCGCCTATCAAGGACGCATTTCACTTAAACTCAAGGACTTAAATCATGGACGCAACAGCTAAACGATCTGCATTCAAACGATTACTAGCACCTAGAATTAAGAATGTAGTATCGAGATTTAAACAGGTTAAAAACCTTGCCAATCAACGTAATTATTGCTATACTAAAGAGGAAGCTGACCAAGTAATTCAAATCTTCCAAGTTATGTTGGATGATATTACAGAAGTCTTTTCGGATAATGTAGAAGTGTATCCACTTGAACATATTCGTTATTCTCACACAAAAGTAGATGAATAGTATCATTTGATACATTTTCACAATAACCTGTCACAATAACTAGGTTTCACAATAACCTCGCATTTCAAGGACCCAAATGAGCAGCCATCAACTACTACGCATTTATCAACGAGTCCGAACTCAAGGACGCAAACAAACAACACACCGCACACGGAGGTTAAGTATTCTCAATGAACACTAATTACATGTCTAATATGTTATTCAACATTAATGATGTTGTTGAAACAATTAAAGGTCATTCAATTAATAATGACATCATAGAAGAATATGATCAAAGTCAATTTGATGAGAGACCAAAAACATTAATGGATATTCCAAAAGATTGGGAAGGTTCGTCTATTACTATTGGCGATTGTCTTTTAGATTTACAAACTCATATTAATGAGTTACATGCTTATTTTGAAACAAAGGAGGATGACTAATGGCTTACTATGACATTCAGATAACCAGAGAAAAGTATATGTACACAGTACAAGCTGACTCTGAAGAACAAGCAGAAGAGTATGCATTAAGCCGAGCTAATTGGGATTATGGTAATACACATTCTCATATTACTGAGGTTAGCAAGTCTGAGGTTGACAGACGACATGCAGCAAAGCATTGGAAACACGCAAACACCCATTAATTATTATGACAACTAAACCACTCTATATACTCATCAAACTAGACGTTGATGGAGAGATTGTTACTAAGGACAACGTAGAAACTTATGTTAAGAACCATTGCAATGCTCTTGAATATAAATGGGAAGATTACCTTTTAGGTAGTGAAGAACACCCAAACCTTAGAATCAATGAGGAAGAGATTTGGATAGAGGGAGAGAACCAATGATTACTTACTTTTTTATAATTCCATTTATTCTTTATTGTATTTACATCTTGAGGGTGTATAATCCACATGATGAATAAGATGAAGTTGAAGTTTAATCGTGAACGCTTTAACAAGGACATGAAGAGAGCGTTTACTTTACTTACAGTAGTTACTAATTGTTTTATTATCTCTGGTGTTATTCATCATTGGAAACCTAAAGCTAAACCTATTTACAACTATACTAATGAGCTTAACACCGAACTGGCAGCACCATTCAAAGAAATTGCCAAAATACAAGAAGAAACCACAGATTATACGAGCCGCAAAGAAACGTACTAAGTTATTTGTCGCTCGTTTTTTTCACAATAACCCCACAACTCAAGGACTCAAATGATGTATTACATACAGGTTGCATCGGGTCGAGACTTTATGATGCACACAGACAAGGACGTCTACACTATTGCTTATGAAGCATATGAGGAAGCTTGTCTTATGGACGACTATTTAGTAAACATTACACCTATTTGCGATGTCTAAACGAAAGTATTACCCGAACAAGTGGAAGCAGGTTAAATCTGCTCCATCATCCTGCTTTGAACCTATTGAGTTCGAGCTATTAATGGATTGGAAGATCGGAGGTTACGAGCTACCAGAGGGTGTAGTATGTCTTCTCAGGGAGCGTAACCTTAAAACAAACAAAGTAAGTGAATATACTTACATGCAAATGTCTGCTGCTAAACGCAGGACAGATAAAATCATAAAGCAAGGAGATAGTGAGCTGACTATATGCACTCACTCTCAAGTTGCACACATTGAAGCACCAAACTCATAGGAGACTCATGAAAGAATCATTCAAGGACGTATACACATACGCTAGTCAAGCACTAGATATGATAGAACGTGAAAAGGATACTAATCCTAATTACGAAGAAATTAAAAAACTATTAACTGATCAAGTCAACGAAGAACTACATGATGTTACCTACTCAAGAGTTATCACAGTCTCTGGTAAATGAACAAGTTGAATTAGAGAGATCACAGATAAGTCAAGGTCTCAAGCGTCTCAATGATAATACATTCAAACTGGAGGACAAAAGCTATGCTTCAGCTACAGTTTATGGTGTTACATCTATTAAGACTCTATTACCACTTGTCACGAACAAACTCACAATAACTAGAAACCGCATATATGAAGGTAAAAATGGTCCATTATTTAAGGATATACATAAATATCTTATTGATTTAGAGCCGTTAGCTGCTGCTACAATCGCTTGTAAGCGTACATTTGATGCCGTTTTTGGGTATAAGGAAGGCTGTAACCTTGCATCAAATGTATGTGATTCTATAGGACAGGCTATCCAAGATGAATGTCAGATGAGATACTATGAAGAAAAAGCACCTGCTCTCTTATATACTCTTAAAAAGAACTATTGGCATGAGTCTAAAGGTACGTCTTCAAAGCGTATATGTATCAGAACTCTTATGAATAAATCTGATATAGAACCATGGATTACTTGGAATAGAAAGTTACGTATTAAGCTCGGAGGTTGGTTGCTTGATTGTATTATAGAGTCGAGTGGTTGGTTTGAGCCTGTAAATTTTTTAGAAAAAGGTAAACGTGTTAAATATATAGTACCAACTGCTGATTTTTTAGATATCAAGGACCAAGTTATGAAGGAAGCAAAAAAGTTTTCACCTTTAGCTTGGCCAATGCTAGTGACACCAAGGGATTGGGACAATGGAGAGCAAGGAGGTTACCTTCTTAACGAGGTTATGTGTGGTCACGAGTTAGTACGAAGAGGCGATCCCCTATGTATACAGGGAGAAACACCAATCAAGTTTCTGAACAAGATACAGAAGGTTGGATACAAACTAAATCCTTTTATAGTAAGACACGCTGAGTTCTTACACTCAAAAGGAAGAAGTGTTGGAAAATTTCGTCCTGTTATTGATTATCCTCTACCACCTAAACCTGTTGATATAGCAGAGAACAAAGAGGCTCGAAAAAAATACAACGAAAAGAAAACCCAAGTACATAACCAACAAGCACAAGAGCTTCGTCGATCTTGTCGTACTCGTATGACTATGGAAGCGGTAGAGAAGTTCAAGGACAGAGATGTATTCTATCTTCCTTGGTCTTTTGATTATAGAGGTAGAGCATATCCTATACCCTCAGTCCTTACACCGCAAGATACTGACTTTGGAAAAAGTTTAATTAAATTTGCGGATGAATCGGAAGTTACACCTGAGTCTCATAAATGGTTAGCGTTCCAAGTAGCCACTACATATGGTCTTGATAAGCATACATGGGACGAAAGACAGCAATGGGTTAAAGATAACCTTCTCACAATAACTCGAGTAGCCAAGGACCCAATCGATCACTCAGGAGATTGGGAAGGAGCAGAGGAACCTTGGCAGTTCTTAGCAGCTTGCGACGAGTATTACCATTGCATTATAAAGAAGGATAGATTAACTACTGGTCTATGTGTAGCTACAGATGCGACGTGTAGTGGTCTCCAGATATTAGCTGGATTGGCTAGGGACAAGAGTACAGCACAACTCGTCAATGTACTACCTTCTAAGACTTCTGATAAACCACAAGACGCTTATGCTGAAATAGCTGATACATCTATGCCTAGTATACCTGAGGTCTTACGTACTATCTGGGATAGAAAATGTGTGAAACGCACAGTTATGACAATTCCTTACAATGCAAAAGCATTTAGTAATAGGCAATACATCAGGGACGCACTCAAAGAAAAAGGTATAGAGGTAGACAAAGATGATCTCACAATAACTGTTAACGCTGTTAGGGACTCAATGTCTCAGGTAGTTCCCGGTCCTATGGAGGTTATGAAATGGATTGAAACCGAAATTAATAGAGCTATTCGTAATGGTCCATATAAAATAGGTCCAGATAAATCACGTCCTTATAAAAATGAAGAAGGGGAGATCCAAAAAGGTCTGTATTACTCTAAAGTTATTTATACACATTCAGGTTTTGAATGGACTACACCTTCTGGATTCGTTGTATCACAGCAAATCAAGAAGAAGTTATTTGAGATTATAGAACTTCAACTTTTAGGTCGTTGCCGATTAAAGGTAGCGACTGGAGATAAAGATGAAGTAAATTTAGATAGGCACAAAGCTGCAACTGCACCTAACCTTATTCATAGTCTAGATGCTTCATTACTACACCTAAGTGTTAAAAGGTTTAACGAACCTATTGCACTCATACATGATTCAGTACTATGTAGAGCTACTGATATGTCTTTACTGTCTACTATAGTCAGGGAGACATATATGCACTTATTTTCTGATCATAATTATCTTACTACCTTCGCTCAACAAATTGGAGCGGAGACTGAACCACCGATTACTGATTCGGAGTCTAACAATTATTTAGAACCACAATCCGTAATTGATTCCACTTATTTTTTCTGCTAATGGCAAGAACTATTCACAAAACTGAAAACCCTGTAACCCTTGAGGGATTCCAAGCAATACTATCACCTAGTAAGTTTGGCTATTCACTCTCGGCTGTAGTTGATACTAAAGTTATCGACAAATTAGAAGATGAGCGAGCTGAGGTCCTTAAATGGGCAGAGTCTAAGCTCAAGAACCCTAAACGTTCCACGCTCAAGCCTGAGCCATGGGAAGAAGTAGCAGATGGTAAATATAAAATCAAGTTCTCTTGGAATGAAGAGACTCGTCCTCCAGTAGTTGATACGGAGGGTACTCAAGTTACCGATACTAAAACACCTCTATATGCAGGATCTACTGTTAAACTTGGTTTCTATCAAAAACCTTATATCCTCCGAGATGGAGTTACCTATGGTAGTTCTCTTAAGTTGGTTGGCGTACAAGTTATTTCCGTAAAAGGCGAGGCAGGAGTAGATACAGGCGACTTAGATGCTAATGAAGTAGCTGAGTTATTTGGTAAGTCTGCAGGATTTAAAGCAGCCGATCCTAATATAATACCTGATACTACACCTAGCTCAGTTGAAGATGACGAAGAAGACTTCTAAGTATAGATCTAAATTAGAGGAGAGACTAGCTACTCTCCTTACCACCCTTGGGATCTCATATGAATATGAATCTGAGAAAGTATCATACACAATTCAGCATCATTATACTCCTGACTTCGTGTTACCTAATCATACATATCTCGAAGCTAAAGGCTATTGGGATGCGGCAGACCGCAGGAAGATTTTGGCTGTAAAGAAAGATAATCCTGACATGGATTTACGTATGGTATTCCAAGCACCTTATAATACAATAAGTAAAAAGAGTAAGACTACTTATGCAATGTGGTGTGAGAAACATAACATTCCATGGACGTCTTACCATGACATACCACTCGATTGGTTAATATGACCGAGAATGAATTCGTAAGGCACATCCCTTGCGATAACTGTGGTTCATCAGATGCAAATTCCTTGTATTCTGATGGACACACTTACTGCTTCGTCTGTCATAACGTCACGGACGGAGATAAACCTAATCACATTCTT